AGAAAAATATAGGGGGATGATTGATGATTTCTCTAAACTTACAGGTGGATTCATAGATAAAGTAAAGAAGGATTTGTTTGATAATTTAAATGGCGAGGTTAAAAATATTGAGACTCATTCTCTTAAAGAGTTGAAAAAAATAGAAGATAAAATCACACAAGAAATTGGATCTTTAAATGAAAAAAGTAACAAATCGTGTGGTACTAAATCTACAGATTTATCTCCAGCTTTACTTAAAAATTTGGAGGATTATGAAAAACTATTGAGTGTTAATAACACTGACGATGTAATTTTAAATAAAATAGTCGAGACGGCAAAAAATCCGACAGTATCCAAGTATTTTATATTTGATGTAAATCCTGAAGAGTTATCGCAAGTTAAATCTATAAAACAAAACATTAAATCAACAATCAAAAAATTGTCGTCTTCAAAACAAACTTGTATATCTAGAGACGAATTAGCTCCTGTATTAATCTATAGAGGAAATGCATTAGCATTACAATATATTGATTTGATAATGAAAAAAGTTTTACAAGACACAAATCTGTCTGATCCCGATAAAATACAAAAAGAATTTATAAATCTGGCCTCGATTTTATCAACGGAGGCTATATTTGGAGGCAACGTAAGTCTTCCGCTTATTAAATTTACAGGCGATAAACTTGAAAGACTCGGATATAAAAATCAATACAAAGTAACAATACCTGAAAAAATACCTGATTTAAAATTAGGCAAATTAACCGTAAGACTTGAACCTGAAGCTAATGCTTATTTGGTTATATATTTATATTTGTTCTTTGGAATAGAAACCGAAGATGATCAAGTTACTCCTATTTATGTCGTGTATGAAATGAGAAGCGAAAGCGGTAGTGGATTTAGTTTTAAAGTCGAGGGTAACAAATTTGTAAATAAAATATGATATCTCAAAAACAACTACTTTGCACATTTGCAAATAGCTTAAATTATACTGAAACAATTAAAGAGATAACTCAACAATATACATTGATCGATAATAAGATTTTTATATTTGCAAATGAGAATAATCTTCGGGAATTGTACTTAACGTTTAATGTGGAAAAAACCGAACGTAATAATCGTTACAAAGGCACTATAAGTATTCATCGTAAGAAACAAACAAATACACTATATACGCTCAACGCAATGAATAAGTTGATTGCTGACGAAAACAATGGTGTATTTGATAAGAACTTCCAATTAAATTGGGAACTATATAAAAACAGTATTATACTAACCAACGAAATTGGTGTAAAAATAGTTCCATTAAAATTGTTTTCTATCCAAGAAATTTGATATATATTTTAGACTTGATTTCAATCTATACATAGTGTAGACTGATTTTAGGTTGGTTATATGACGGGTCGAGTGATCCGTTGAAGTAATTAACTAATTAACAATTAAACATTAAATAATTATGGCATTAGATCTAAGTAAACTAAAGAGTCGTTTTAACTACCTTTCAAAAAAAAATCAAAAATCCAACTTGATTTGGAAACCAAAGCCAGGTAAACAAGTAGTTCGTATCGTACCATATAAGTACGTACCTGAGAATCCGTTTATCGAACTAAAGTTTCATTACAACATCAATAACAAGACTTATCTATCTCCTGATAGTTTTGGTCGTCCAGATCCAATCGTTGAATTTGCTAACCGTCTGAAGAAGACTGGTTCAAAGGAAGATTGGCAGATGGGTCGTAAGATGGAGCCAAAGATGCGTACTTTCGTACCAGTTATTGTTCGTGGTGAAGAAGGAGAAGGTGTCAAGTTCTGGGGATTTGGAAAGCAAGTTTATCAAGAACTTCTTTCAATCATCAGTGATCCTGATTTCGGTGATATTACCGATCTAACCAACGGTCGTGATATCGTTGTAGAATTCAAGACAGCTGAAGGCGGAGCTAGTTTCCCAGAAACCAGCATTCGTGTTAAGCCAAATGTAAGTGTCGCCGTAGATCCAAAGAATACCCAACTCTTGGATGCTCTAAAGGCACAAGTAAACATCTTGGATTTGTTTGAAGAACTATCCTATGATGACTTGAAGGAAGTTATGGATAAGTGGTTGAATCCAGAATCAGCCGCAACCGAAGTTGCAGCTGAACCTACTCCTAGTGGAGATGATGATGAAGCTCCGTTTTCAACATCACCAGCGGTAACCGCAACTGCTACAGCTAAGGCACCAGCTTCACCAACTGCTGCCAAAGCAAAGGGTAAAGACAGTGTAGAACAAGCATTTGATGACTTGTTTAACTCCTAAAAAATAAAAATAAGCCGGTGGAGTTTTTATACCCCACCGGCTTTCTAGTTATATACGTTATGGCAAAGAAAAGTGTTACAAAAGATACATCGGGTCAACGTGACGAATTAATCGAAATGTTGGCGAATGAGCTTAACAAAGCAAATAAAGATGGTGGTAAAATTGCACATTTCCTAGATGAACAAGATAATCCTTCAGAAATTACTGATTGGATTAGTACTGGCTCTTCTATTTTGGATCTTGCAATTAGTAATCGTCCACACGGCGGTCTACCAGTTGGTAAGATGGTTGAATTCAACGGACTTGAAGGTACTGGTAAGAGTCTATTGTCGGCACACGTTGTCGCAGATACACAGAAGAAGGGTGGAGTCGCTGTAGTAATTGATACTGAAAACGCAGCTGCGCCTGAGTTCTGGAAGAGTCTTGGTGTAGATTTGTCTAAGCTACTATATGTTCAATGTGAAACCGTTGAAGATATTTTTGCTCAGATGGAGAAGATGATCGCGATTGTTCGTAAGAGCAACAAAGATCGTATTCTTACAATCATTGTAGATTCTGTAGCAGCAGCATCTACTAAAGTTGAATTGGAAAGTGATCACGGTAAGGATGGATTTGCAACGGGTAAATCTATTATTATCAGTAAGGCAATGCGTAAGATTACTACTATGATTGGTAAACAGAAAGTATTGACTGTATTTACTAATCAACTACGTCAGAATCTAAATGCTATGGCATTTGGTGATAAGTACGTAGTAAGTGGTGGTAAGGCTTTAGCATATCATTGTAGTGTACGTGTTCGTTTGAATAATGCCGGTAAACTCAAGAAGGGTGAAGAAGTCATCGGAAATGAGTGTAAGGCAGTTGTTATCAAGAATCGTATGGGACCACCTCAACGTCAGGCTAATTTTGATATCTATTTTGATAGTGGAATTGCTGACTATGGCAGTTGGATTAAAGTTCTAAAAGAACAGAATCTAATTAAACAGGGTGGTGCTTATTACACTTATAAAAAGAACGATGGAAGCGAATGGAAGTTCCAATCCAAAGACTTTGTAAGTGTAATGCAGAGTGACAAACAATTGGGTGAAGAAATTTACCTGAAGATTTGTGATGCTGTAATTATGAAATACAAAGATCCCAATAGTCAAATCGTTGAGGATGCTGTTGTGGATACACACGAAGAAACTGCAGGCAACGAAGAATAAAAATGAGTGGATTCAGTTCATCTGAAAAGAAGAAACTGTTCTCCTTGTTTGAAAATATCAAGGGGGGTGTTGGAAACGATGGTCTACAAAAGAACATTAATTCTGACATCCTCCTTGTGGATGGCCTTAACACTTACATTCGTAGTTTTATGGCCATTCCTTCACTCAATGAAGACGGATTACATACCGGGGGTATTGCTGGTTTCTTGAAGAGCATTGGATATGCAATTAAATTGATTTCTCCTACCCGAGTTATTATTGTATTTGATGGTAAAGGTGGTAGTCAGAAACGTAGAAAGATATATCCAGGTTACAAAAACGGTAGAAAGACCGATATTCGTCTCAACCGTAATTACGAAGAATTATCTTCATCGCAGATTGAATCTGTTAACTTCAAAAAAGAATTGATTCGTACTGTAAATTATTTGGACACATTGCCTGTAACAGTTATGGCAATTGATCAAATAGAAGCGGACGACACAATTGCTTATTTAGCTAAAGAAACTTTTAAGGACAGTAATGTAACAATTATGTCTACCGATAAAGATTTTCTTCAACTAGCAAGTGACAAGATTAAAATCTGGAGTCCTGTAAAAAAGAAAATTTTTGGTTGTAAAGAAATAGTGGATGAATATGGAATTACTTGCAATAACTTTGTTTTATACAGAGTTATGGAAGGTGACGTTAGCGACAACATACCTGGACTAGATGGTGTGGGTTTAAAACGTGTAGTAAAAGCATTTCCATTTTTATCAGACGGTCAACAATATGGATTACAAGAAATTTATAATTACTCTGAAAACAACAGAGGTAAGTATAAAATATACGATACTGTATTGGATAATAAGTTGTTACTAGAAAGAAATCACTCTCTGATGCAATTGAGTGATACGCAGGTTCAGTCATTTACACAATTACGTATAGAAGAAATAATAAAGACTCCTATTCGTAAAATAGATAAAATGACTTTTACGAAGTTGATTACAGAAGACAAAATGTGGAATAATATCCCAAATTATCACATTTGGTTGAATGAGTGTTTTGGCAAACTAAACAGTTTCATCGAATAAAAAATAAACGTTATTTAAACGTTGTGGTTGGTAAAAAACAGTGGTATAGTAGAGTTATCTTATGGAAAACAAAAAAGCAATTGATTCATTAACAAAATATGGCCGTGACTTCCAAATCAAGTGTATTTCGTGCTTGATATCTGATCGTTCATTTATTGAACGAATCCACGATATTATCGAAGTAGACTTCTTTGAAAGTGATGCAAATAAGTGGGTAGTAAAAGAAAGTATTAAATATTTCAATGAGTATAAAGATCTTCCAACATTAACAGTATTCAAAATTAAATTGGATGAGATCAATGATGAACTTCTAAAACGAAGCATCGTAGACAATCTCAAATTGGTATATCAAAAGGTTAGTGATAGTGATTTGAAATTTGTCAAAGAACAGTTTTTGGAATTCTGTAAGAATCAAAAGCTAAAGAACGCTATTATTGAAAGTGCTGATCTATTGGCACTTGGTCAATACGAAAAGATTAAAAACGTAGTTGACCACGCAATGAAAGCTGGTATGGAACGTAATATCGGTCACGATTACTCTGAAGACGTTGAAAAACGTATGAGTGTAATGAGTCGTAATTGTATTAAAACCAATTGGACTGAAATTGATACAATTATGGATGGTGGATTGGCAGCTGGTGAACTCGGTATTATTACAGCTTGTGCTGGTAGTGGTAAGAGTTGGGTACTATCCAAGTTGGGTGCCGAAGCAATGAAGCAGGGTAAGAATGTAGTTCATTTTACTCTTGAGTTGAATGAAAACTATGTGGGTCTACGTTATGATGCTTGTTTTACTGGAATTGATTTCCAAAACATTCGTAACAACGTTGATATCGTAAAGCAGAAGATTGCTGATGTACCAGGCAAGTTGAAGATCAAATACTTCCCAATCAAGACAGTTAGTGCTTATAGTTTGAAAGCACATTGTGAACGATTGGCTGTACTTGGTACAAAGGTAGATATGATTATCGTTGACTACGCTGATATTCTACGTCCATCACAAAGCGAACGTAATAGTAACAGTTATAGTGAAGCTGGTGGTATTTATGAAGAACTACGTGGTGTAGCTGGTGAATTACAAGTTCCCATTTGGAGCGCTTCACAGAGTAATCGTGCTGCTATGGACGAAGATATCATTCAGGCCAACAATATCGCTGATAGTTATCGTAAGATTATGACTGCTGACTTCGTTATGAGTTTGAGTCGTAAAGTCAATGATAAACAGGCAAATACAGCACGATTCCACGTAATTAAGAATCGTTTCGGACCAGATGGTTTGACATTCCCAAGTAAGATGAATGCTGGTTGTGGTCACATTGAAATTTATGGAGAAAATAGCCGTGAGGGTATGAGTATTCTAAATGAAATGATGGATGGAGAAAATCAAGTTAAAAAAGCACTAAAGTCCAAGTGGAATGTACATAACAGCGATGACGAAGAATAATTTATAGTATGTAACGCACAAAAAACGTATAAAAAAATTATTAAAAAGTTATAATCTAAACACACAATAGACTATCCAAAAGATAGTTATTTTTTACCCATATGAATAAAGAAATTTTTATAAAGAAAAGAAATGGCAACGTCGAGAAATTCAATGCAGATAAAATCAATAAGATTTTGCAATGGGCTACCGAAGACATAAAAAGTGTTAGTTTTGAAGAAGTTGCAATGAATGCACATCTATCGTTTTTCGATGGTATGACATCCAAAGACATTCACGCAATGTTGATTGAAGCTTCTGCAAATCTAATTTCTGAAGATAAACCCAATTATCAATATGTAGCTTCACGTTTATTGAATTACCAGTTACGTAAGAATGTTTGGGGTGGTAAGAATCCTCCTAAACTATATGATATCGTCAAAGCAAATATTGATACTTTGGTATATGATGAAGAAATTTTAAATTGGTACACCAAACAAGAGTTTGATAAGCTAGATGAATTTTTACGTCACGACCGTGATTTTAATTTCACATATGCTGGTATTAAACAGCTGTGTGATAAATATATGGTTCAAAATCGTGTAACCAAACAGATTTATGAAACCCCACAGTTTGCTTATATGCTTATCGCAATGACATTCTTTAAAGGTTATAAAGAAAATCGTCTTGATTATATCAAGAAGGCTTACAACTACTTTAGTAAGCATAAGATTAATCTACCAACCCCTATTATGGCGGGTGTAAGAACTCCAATGAAGAGTTATGCTAGTTGTTCGTTATTCACTGTAGACGATGATCTTCGTAGTATTTTTAGTAACAATAGTGCTGTGGGATTTGCTACAGCTAGTCGTTATGGTATTGGATTGAATCTATCCAGACTACGTGCTACAAATGCTCCTATTCGTAATGGCGAAGTTGTACATACAGGACCAATTCCATTCGCTAAAGCATTTGAATCCACTGTAAAGAGCTGTCATCAAAATGGTATTCGTGGTGGTAGTGCAACTGTTAACTTTGCTTGGTTCCATTATGATATTTTAGATATTCTCGTATTGAAGAATAACCAAGGTACTGATGATAACCGTGTACGTAAGTTGGACTATTGTGTGGGA